ATTTCACTAGAACACCTTTGGAAACTTCTATGGACGGTGACTTTGACACTGGAAATGCAAGATACAAAGCTAGAGAAAGGTACTCATTTGGAGTCAGTGACTACTTGGGAATCTACGGATCACCCGGCAGTAGTTAATAAATCTGGGGTGGCTGCTAGCTGTCACCCCTTTTTTTCTAGGGATTTTTTAATGTCTATCGACTGCCCTAGCAGACTTGCCAAGACGATAGATTTATTTAGGAGACTAAATTATGGCAAACACAACTTTTAATGGACCAGTCAGGTCGGAGGGTGGTTTTGAACAAATCAGCAAAAACTCTACTACTGGTGCTATTACAACCAATTTAGATATTGACTCTAGTGGTAATATTACTACGACAGGTTATTTATCTGCTTATTCAAACGTAAGTAGCATTACCAGTGCTACTAAAAGTCTTGAATCAACTGATTCAGGTACTGTTTTTACCCTTAACAGGGCAGCAGGTATTGTAATTACATTACCGACTGCCGCAGCAGGATATAACTATACCTTTATAGTCGGTACAACCTTTACGGGTGCAGGACAAATCAATACGGATAATGCCAGTGACTTGTTCTCTGGTTTTGCCACGATATTTGATCCAGCAACTGCAACAGATAATAATACCTTTATTCCTGATGCCAGTGATGACGATACCATTGACTTGGGATCAGCAGCACAAGGTTGGCTAGTAGGCGGAGTTATTCGTCTAGTAGCAACCAGTGCAGCAGTATGGCACTGTGAAGCTTTCCTTCATGGTGACGGCACATTAGCTACTCCATTCGAGTAAGGAGTAAATAATGGCTGATGCAGTAACATCACAAACAATAGAGGACGGTGGTAAAAATCTGGTAATGAAATTTACCAATATTAGTGATGGCACGGGAGAAAGTGCAGTTGCTAAGATTGATGTTTCAGCTTTGAACACCGAACCGTCAACAGGAGCTTCGTGTAGCCGAGTTGTCTTGCAAAGGATTTGGTTCAGTAATATCGGTATGGGCTTTAAGCTCTATTGGAATGCAACTACCAATATGTTTATTTGCCAAGCACCGAAAGACTGGTCGGATACTTGGGATTTTACCGATAGCAGTATTACTCTGCCGGGAATCCCTAATAATGCAGGAAGCGGTATAAACGGTGATTTGTTATTAACTACTAATGATCATACAAGCGGTGATACTTACAGTGTCGTTGTTTGGGCGTTGAAACATTACAGCAGTTAAACGGAGAGGTAACTATGCCTAGAGTAAACGGTAAGGAATTTCCTTATACCGCAAAAGGTATGCGTGAAGCGAAAGCTTATGCAAATAAAATGGGTAAAAAACTTACTCACGCAGATAAAGCATCTGAATACGACAAGGTGGTTTATAAGAAAGGTGGCAAGGTTAAATCTTATTCAACTGGTGGAAGCACTGGAGATAGATTAAAAAATTACTTGATCAATGAGTCTGTTAAAAAAATATTGCCTCCTAATTTAACTTTAGAAAAAGGACTGGGAGGAAGATACGATTTGGGAGTCAGTAAAAAAATAGGCGATGCCCAACTTCGTGCAGGTATTGGTGGTCGTAAAGGAGAAAGCCCAGACTTTAGTGCGTCTTTTGAAAAGCCTATTAGTGGTTCGAGGCGAAAAAAGAGACAAAGAAGAAGACGTAAAAAAGGTAAATAAAATGCCTATCAGAAAAGTAAAAGGCGGATGGAAGATAGACAACGTAAAGGGTCTATCTCCTACCCGCAAGAAAGCCCAGCAGAGATTAAGAGCTATCAAAGCTAGGCAAAGGAAGAAATAATGGCTACAAGCGGAACAGCTACATTTAATCCAGATTTTGCAGAAATTGCAGAAGAAGCCTTCGATATGGTGGGGGTAGAAATGCGTTCTGGATATCATCTAAGGAGTGCTAGACGCTCACTTAATAATATGTTTCTGGAATGGGTAAACCGAGGTCTTAACCTCTGGACTATAGAAAGTGGAACCGAAACTTTAACTGCGGGAACTGCCAGTTATACAATGCCTTCAGATACCATTGATTTAATTGAATATACCATCAGAACCAATGCGGGTAATACCAGTACCCAGACAGACACTACGTTAAATCGTATCTCCGTTGCGACTTATGCAACCATTCCCAACAAACTCAGTAAAGGCAAACCCATTCAAATTTATATAGATAGGGCACAAGCAGCACCAGTGGTGTATCTGTATCCCGTACCCGATGATGCTCAAACTTATACTTTATTTTATTACCGTATTGCCAGAGTGGAAGACGTAGGCAGTCCTGCTTCTAATACACTGGATTTACCTGCTCGATTCATTCCCTGTGCTACGGCTGGATTGGCTTATTATTTATCTTTAAAACACGCAGAAATACCAGAAAAGGTAATAGCATTAAAAGCATTATATGATGAACAGTGGCAACTGGCTGCTGATGAAGACCGAGAAAAGGCTTCAGTTCGTTTTGTTCCCTATGGGGGCTATACCTAGTGGGTGCTTTTGCTTCGGGTAAATATGCTATAGCGATATGTGATCGCTGTGGATTTGAATATCCTTATACAGAACTAAGGTTTGAAGTTTCAGATCAAAAACGTACAGGTTTTAGAGTTTGCCAAGAGTGTTTAGATGAAGACCAACCGCAATTACAATTAGGAAGGTATCCAATAAATGATCCACAAGCATTACGCTATCCACGACCTGACACCTCTTTAGACGCAAGCAGAAGACTTTCAGCTTGGGACCCTATAGGTGGATGGGATTCAGCTTATGGAGAAAGCTCCCTAAACAATATGGTTATGCGAGGTGAACTAGGCAACATAACCGTAACAACGAGTTAATTATGACGTATGCAGAATTACAGACAGCAATAAAAGATTACTTACAGAATACGGAGACTACTTTCGTTAATGACCTTGATACTATAATTAAACAGGGAGAGGAGAGAATATTAAAAATTATTCGCTTACCCGTTTTCAGAAAGAATGTAACAGGTACACTAACAGACGGGAATACCTACTTATCTACTCCGTCTGATTTCATGGATGATTTCTCTTTAGCTATTATCAGTTCCAGTAACCATAGTTATTTGTTAAGAACTGATGTAAGTTTTATTCGGGAAGCTTATCCTAATAGTTCAACGAAGAGCACACCGAAACATTATGCTCTTTTTGATGATACAACTTTTATAGTGGGACCTACTCCAGATGCTGATTACAGTGCAGAACTTCATTATTTTTATCGTCCTGCATCTATAACCGCAGGAGCTTCTGACGGTACTACATGGTTATCTACAAATGCTAGTAATGCGTTGCTTTATGCCTGTTTACTAGAGGGTTATATTTATATGAAGGGTGAGCCCGATTTATTACAAATTTATGACGGAAGATATAAAGAAGCTTTAGCCAGATTGAAAAACTTAGGTGAAGCAGAAAATATCAGTGATTCTTATAGGGAAGGAACATTTAGAGTGCCACAGACATAATAGAGAAAGGAGCAGATTATGTTAAAAAAACCAATTAAAACCCTGAAAGGGAAGAAAGTAGCTATTGTAGCGATGGGTAACAGTCAGTTGGATTATCACATGGCTATTACACACAGTCAGGAGTTTGACGAAGTTTGGGTCATTAATGCGATGATCGGAGTAATTCCACATCCTGATCGTGCTTTTGTAATGGACCCTGTATCCCGTTTCTTTGATTCGGATGATGCAGGTGATATGACGGATATGATGAAGCGGGTTTTGCCTACGGTAAAATGTCCCATTTATACTTGTCAATTAGATGAAAGAGTTTCTGCACTAGAGCTTTATCCAATAGAGCCTCTAATAAAAGATACAGAATGTGGTTATATTAATAATACAGTAGCTTATGCCATAGCATTTGCCTGTTGGAATGAAGTAGGTGCTATTGATATGTTTGGAGCAGATTTTACCTATAAAGGTAATTTGTATTTTGCTGAGATGGGCAGGGCTTGTTGTGAGTTCTGGTTGGCAAAATGCATGGAAAGGGGCATAGAGGTTTCGATAGCAGTTCGTTCCAATCTGCTTGATGCTAATATAGACTTAAAAGACAAATTATATGGTTATCATAGATTACCTGATCCAGTTATTTCTTATCTTAAAGACGGTAAAATGAATGTTTGTAAGTGGTCTGAAGTAATTAAGGAACAATCGGTTCCATTTGGTATTGCTGGAAGATACGACACGAATGTTACATGGCTAG